TTAAAATACATAACGCAGAGCAATTTATTGAATCCCTAAGTGAAACCTCAGCAACTTACCTTTATCTATTTTTAGGAAAAGTTGAGTCGTGGGATGATGAAAATAGTGTGCCGGCACCAACTGATTCGGTTTCAAATACTTCATATGATTACTGGAGATCAATGATTGCGGCAAAAAAATTGTCTTCTGCCGATGTGAGTCATATCATACCGAGATTAGATTGGCAAACTTCAACGGCTTACACCGCCTACAGTCAAAAAAATAATGATCAATTTGCAAATAATTTTTATGTCGTGACTGATGATCTAAACGTGTATAAATGTATTCAAAATAATGTTGCCAATGGTGTATCAACAATAAAACCCACTGGTACTACATCTGGAACCATTGAATTAGATGATGGATATAAATGGAAATTTATGTATACAATTTCACCTCAAGATGTTTTAAAATTTACAACTTCTCAATATATTCCAGTAAAAAGAGTCGGTAATGTAAATGATGGATCGACTCAATATACAGTTGAACAATCTTCAGTTGATGGAAGTATCGATGTGATTAATAGAACATCGAATGGTAATTTTTTTGTAGAATTAACATCCAATCCTACAGATGCAACTGGTAATGAAGTTAGAGATTTTGTTGAAGGTGAGATTATTACTGGACAAACATCAGGAAATAAAGGAACTATAATATCTTTTACATCTTCAGCAAATTCACTCTCTTACTCGCCTGATGCAAATGCCTTATTTGTCAATAATGAAGTTCTTGTAGGAAACACATCTGGTGCATATGCGACCATAAGTCAAGATGTTGTATCAACATATAAATTTACCGAAAATATTTTTGCATCGGTTACTAATACAACTGTTTTACAATTGAATACTGATGCAAACACAACATCAGATGACGTTTATGTTGGATCAACAATTTTTATTTCTAATAATGCAGGTCGAGGTGAGCAATCTGTCATTTCAGCATATGATGCTACATTAAGAAGAATAACCGTAGCAAATGCTTTTACAGTTTCACCTAATTCATCTTCTGGTTATATAATTGGACCGACAATAACAATTGATGGTGACGGAACAGAGGCGACTGCACGAGCGGTAGGTAATTCAACATTCGGTGTTAAAGAGGTTATTGTAAACAATAGAGGTAAAAATTACACTACTGCATCAGTTAGTATAAGTGCAAATTCTTCGCATGGATCTGGAGCAAATGCAGAAGTTGTTATTAGTCCATATGGTGGACACGGATTTAATGCAATTGAAGAATTAGGTGGTAATAGGGTAATGATTGATTCACGAATCACAGGTAATGAATCAGGTTTTTTTACAACTGAAAATCAATTTAGACAGGTTGGTTTAGTAAGAGATCCATTACAATCAGCAAATGCAAACGCTTTTTTTACCTCTGATTTAGCAGATCAATCTACAAGAATAACATTATCTTCTGTATCAGGTCAATTTAAATCCGATGAAATAGTTTTTCAAGGTGATACATTATCAACAAGCACAGCCAATGGTGTTGTCATAGATTTTCTAAATAATAATAAGTTACGATTAAACAGAGTTCAGGGCACTTTCGTTTCAAATACAACCGTTTCTGCAATTACTGGAGCAAACTCAGGTGCGACCGCTTCGATTGTCGCTAATGGAATAGCAAATGCTGATATGAAACCGTATAGTGGCGACATACTTTATATAGAAAATAGAACCAGTGTAACACGTTCAACAAATCAGATAGAAGATTTTAAAATAGTTCTTGAGTTTTAAGGAATAATAATGCCTAAATTAACAACAGATTTTAACGTTTCACCTTATTATGATGATTTTGATGAAAATAAAAAATTCTTTAAAGTTCTTTATAGACCTGCATTTTCAGTTCAGGCCAGAGAACTTACACAGATGCAAACAATTCTGCAAAATCAAATTGAAAAATTAGGCGACTACAATTTTTCTGACGGTGACCGTGTTTCAGGTGGTGAGTTAAGTTTAGATACAAATATTAATTCTTTACAACTGCAAACAAATTATGCTGGCAATGAAATAGCAGTTTCAAATTTTGAAAATAGAATAATACAAGGTGATACATCGGGTGCTAGAGCAACAGTTGTAAAGGCCGAAAAATTTACACAAACAACTTTAAATACATTAATGATTAATTATCTTGATGAAAAATTATTTGTTGATGACGAAGTTATAAGAACAGTTGATGAAGGCACGACTTATTTTGCAAATGTTGCTGGTGAAACGGAGGGATTAACAGGAGTTACAACATTAGTTACATCAATTGCCTCTAGTGCAGGATCTATCATCAGCATTAATGAAGGTATATTTTACATAGGTGGATATTTTGTTTATGTGTCTCCGCAGACTATTATATTGGATAGATTATCTTCAACACCAACATATAGAATAGGATTGTCAATTTCAGAAAGTCTTATTACAAGTGTAGATGATACTTCATTATTAGATAATGCAATAGGTTCACCTAATCATACTGCTCCAGGTGCCAACAGATATAAAATAGAATTGCAACTTTCAAAGAAAAACATTTTTCAATCAGGCGTTCCAATAATTTCATCTGGTTTAACATTTACTTCTGCGGTAAACACTGTTACTGTCACAACTTCAACTGATCATAATTTAGCAAATGGTGATTTTGTCATTGTATCAGGAGCACAACAATCAGAATATAATGGTAAATTTCCAATTGCAAACGTGACAAGCGGAACAACCTTTACATATTTTACCGCCGGTAAACCAGCCACACCAGCGACAGGGAATCCTCTTTATACAAAAGTTATTACCGATCCTCTAGAAGCAAGATCAGATGCAGATTTCATTGAATTATTGAGAGTTGAGAACGGGACTAAAACGAAAGAAATTGTAAATCCATTGTACGGTGCGATTGGTGATGTTTTGGCCAGAAGAACATTTGACCAGTCTGGAGATTTCACAGTCAAACCTTTTTCTCTTGCTTTTGAAACTCATAAAATCGCAGGTGTTGCTACTACAAGAGATTCGGCAAATGCATGTACAAATTTTACAGGGCAAGGAACAGGTTTTGTTTCACAATTAAATGCTGGTGATGTCATTTTTCTTTCAGGTAATACAAATAAAACTGCAACTATTGATTCAATCAATGATAATACCACATTAACCTTGACCTCAGGAACTACTCTTGGTGATGGTTCTAATAATCAAAAAATAGGTGTAGATTCCAAAGTAACGGCGGCATTAAGTCCAGGTAAAGCATACGTTAAAGGTTATGAATTCGAAACCGTTACAACTTCTTTTATTGATATTGACAAAGCGAGAGATACTAGAACCGTTTCTGGAGAAAGTCAAGGAACAGATTTCGGACCTTTTATAACTGTTTCTGATTTAAATATGAAAACTGGTTTTGATGTCGGTGTTGATACAGCCAACCTGGGTAATTCAACAGGGGCGGCAGGTATGGATCTCATTGATTTGCATATGGTCAAATGGGGTTCTACAATTGAAACGAGTAGTGGTACTGATATAGCACAAGCAACTGGAAATATAGAATTCGTTGGAATTGATACAACAGATGCCGGTTCAATAGCAAATACTAAAATAGGAACGGCACGAATAAGACAACTTGATTTTAAATCTGGTAGAGATAGTTCCGTAACTACAAAATTTAATAATACAACAACTGATAAAAATACTCATCATCAAATATATTCAACGGTTTATGATGCTCATCTTTTTGATTTTAAGTTTAGAACAGTAACTGGTACTGTAGGTACTGCATCAGCAAATGTATCAACAGTACAATTAGAAGACAATGAAGGTGCCGATACTTTTCCGACAATCAATTGCTTGTATGGATGTACCGTTACTGTCAATACATCATTTCTTGGAGTAACTACTTCTGACACTAGAAAAATTATTAAATGGACTGGCTCAAGTACGGCTACTGCTGATTATGTAGACCGTAATGCCGATGGCACCGCTGAGTCTTCTCATTATACTGCGGTTTTAGAAACACCTTTATCTCAACCAACACTTGCTACATCAACATATTCAATAAATTTTGGTGTGAAAGATATACGTTCTGGTGTTAAAATTAATACAAGCAGTTATGGAACAACAACTGAGCAAAAAAGACTCGTTTTTAATGATGCCTTTAATGTCGATCCACTTGGTAAACAAGGAGGAATTGAAACTGGTGATACCTTATTGAATAAAGCAAACGATGACGAAAGAACTTTAATTTTTCCATTGCAGAATCAAACGGTAGCAAATTTAAGTCCTAGTGGATCAAGTTCTACAACTTATAGATTTAAAAGAACATTTACTGCATCGATTGATAGTAGTACAGAAATTGCATCATTTGCCGCACCTTCTGGTGAAGTTTTTTATCCTGGTACTAATAAAACTTTGTCCGAATCAGAAATAGACAATAATTTTATAGTTTCTTGTACGAGCGGTACAAATATAGGACACGTTATTGAATTTTCAAATACGTCTGGATCAGGTATTGCTAATACAAGAACAATGACACTTGAAGATAATGGTTCAACATTAAAGATAGATACAACCTCATCTCATCCTGATGCACTTCCCTTTGCTGGACAATCAGTAAAATTAATAGCAACAATGCAAAGATCAAATGCAACGGCTACTGGAGTAGGATCTCAAATAGGAAAGAAAACTCTCGTATCAGGTAATACAACGGTAGCAAATGTTGATCATAATTCAACAGCCAACGTGCAGGCGGATGCTGGTCAAATTGTTTTTGGAACGTCAATGAACGTTGAGCCTGGTGCAAATAATTCATTAAAATTATCAGATGTGAAAAAATTAGTTGCAGTAATTGATTCGCTTTCTCCGGTCGCAAATGTAAAAACCGCACATGTTACTGAGGCAATTGCAAATGTCAATAGTCCACATAATATTACATCAAGGTTTGAATTTAATGATGGTCAAAAAGATAATTATTATGATTATGGTAAAATTTCATTGAAATCGGGTGAGTCAAAACCAACAGGTCAGGTCATGGCCATTGTAGATTATTATAATCATAGTGGTAGTGGTCCAATGACAGTCGATTCTTATATATACACTGGAACAGGAAATACTCCTTATTCAGAAATACCTTCATACACTTCACCTACTTCTGGTAATAAATTTCAATTGAGAGATGTAATTGATTTTAGGCCAAAACGAATAGGTATTGAAACTGCAAACTCCGGTGATTCTACAGAAGGCAAAAGTTATACAAATGATATTTTAACAACATCAAACGTTTTTCATGGTAAAATTCTTCCGGATTTTGATTTTACTTTTGATACAGATTACGCACATTATATTCCTAGAAAAGATAAAATTGTCCTAACAAGAGATAGAAATTTTAAAGTCATTAAAGGTGTGTCTGATGTAAACCCTGTTTTGCCTCCTGATGATGATGACTCTCTTACATTATACAATGCGGAAATACCTGCATATACATTTAACTCATCTGATATTAAAACACGATATATTGACAATAAACGCTACACGATGAGAGATGTCGGTTCTCTTGAAAGAAGAATTGAAACTTTGGAGTATTATGTTTCGTTAAGTATGCTTGAAAAAGAGGCTGATAGTTTTACGATTACAGATGCGAATTCAAATGATAGATTTAAAAATGGCATTTTAGTAGATCCGTTTGCTGGTCATAATATAGGTGATGTTTTTAATAATGATTATAATGCTTCGATAGATTTAGAAAATAAAGAACTGAGACCACCATTTAATTCCGATTTAATTCCTTTGAAATTTGATTCAAATACACAAAATAGCACTCTCGTAAATAATGGTGGTGTGTTATCTTTACCATTTACAACAAGTCCTTATTTGGTTCAACCTCAAACAGGAAATTTGGAGGGTAAAAATTTACAAAAAACTTTTAGCATCAATCCTTTTTCTGTAAAAAATTATATAGGATCAATGAATTTAGATCCGCCAACTGATAATTGGTATGATACACGAAATAAAGTCAATGTCGTTGTTAATCTTGAAGGACAATATGATAATTGGCCAAATGTAGAATCATCAAATGCTCATGGAACGCATTGGAATGATTGGGAAGAAATATGGTCAGGGTTGCAAATTAATAATGATGTAAAAGATGGAATAAGAGATATTGGTGATGTTGCTTCAAATGATAGAAAAGCAAAAACTACAGGTCAAACAAAAACACTTACTGGTTTAAAAAACGCAAAAGTTCCTGAAAAAATATTGAAGACAATTGGTAATAAGATTGTAAATGTTTCTATTGTTCCAAAAATAAGAGAACAAACAATATCTTTTGTGGCAAAAGGTTTGAAACCAAACAAAAATGTTTATGCCTTCTTTGAAGATACACCTGTAACAGATAAAATAAAACAGGCATCGTTAGTCACTTTAAGCAATGTGAGTTCATCAAACGTATTTAGAACTACAAGTTCAAATTTTGAAACTATAAAAATTGTAGGATCTGCAGGTAATGCAGGTAATACTGCAAAAGTTCTTTACATGACTGATAGAACAGATGTCAATACCTGCTCAATTATGATTATAGATCAATCGAATGAGGGTGCATTTTCTGTAGGATCTATTATAGAAGGTGTCGATACAAAAGCAAATGGTACAATCAGTACAGTTACAAATTATCAATTAGGAGAAGGACAAATAATCGTTAATAATGAGGGAGTAGCAGCCGGTCAATTTAACATACCATCCGGTAGTTTTAATACAGGTGAACAAACTTTTAGATTAAGCGATGATTCTGATAATATTTTATCTACAACTACTTCAATTGCCGAAAGAATTTTTCATGCAAAAGGTGTTGTTGATTCAAACAGAGAAGATAATGTCATTTCAGTAAGACCGTTAATTAAAAGACGAGATGATATAACTCAGGATTCAATAGTAAAAAGTTATTCACAACCAAGAAGAAATGAATCACCAAAGTATGTATCTCCATTAGCACAATCATTTTATGTATCCGAAGATAACTATCCATCAGGTATTTTTTTAGATAATATTGAATTATTTTTTAGAAAAAAAGATTCTTCTCTTGGATCAAAAAATCCAATAACTCTTCAATTAAGACCTATGGTTGATGGTGCACCAAGTCCATCAACTATAATACCAGGTTCTGAGGTTGTTTTGACACCTGGTCGTGTTACGGCAAATACAAGTGTTCCTACTGCAAATACTTTGGGTGGATATCCATCTTCATCTTTAGGTAACTCTTTTACTGCAAATAAAAGTAATACAAATCAAGGATCGAAAACAATATTTAAATTTGATTTTCCAGTATTTTTAAATCCAGGAGAATATGCCATAACGTTACAATCAAATAATTCTGAATATACTTTGTATGGTTTTGAATTGGGCGCAAAACACACTGGTACTGACAATAAAATAACCAAACAACCTTATGTCGGAAAATTATTTAAATCTTCGAATGGTGGAGTAGTAGAGGGAACTGATTTAGAAGGTTTAATGTTTGTTATTAATAGATGTTCATTCTCAAGTGAGACAGGACATGCACGATTGGATAATTTTCACACATCATCCGCTAATGCAACTTCAAATAATATTATACATTCGATGAAAGTTTTAACAGAGATGATTGAATTTGCGAATACTACAAATGAATTTAAGTATAAAACCACTGCGTTGAATGCTGGTGTAAAATCACCTCTGTTCACAAGTTTTGTAGCGAATAAAAATATAGATCATAAAACTACACAACAAATAACATATGTAACTGATTCGTCTAATACTCAATATCAAAATTCATTTCAACTCAATGTTTATTTCACATCTGCGAACAATATTATAAGTCCATTGTTAGATGAAACCCGAACAGGAGTGATTACAATTGAAAATAATGTTGATAATGCTGGTATCACAAATGCAAGTATTTTGATAACTGACATAGGGGCAACTATACAACAATCACAAG